CAATGTCCTGGAAGTGTGCTGTCAAGAACAGATCGAACGTCCTAGCATGTATCGTTGACTGGCCTGACTCATACGAAACATTCTGCACGTCGCTTGGCATCTTGATTGTATAACACCCGCACATGCTTCCAAGCGCATGAACGTAGTCCTCTCGCATTGAACGAAGCCTGATCAGATCCGCCGTGACCAACGCTGAAGTGCGTCCGATCTCTAGGGTCGTTTCAACTCGTACTTGCAGAGTCATTGCACGGTGCACGTCGACCGATCGGGTCTTAGTCCCGTCGGATTCTGTTCGCGTTGACTCGTGGGAAATGACGTCTTGGAATGACGACACATTCAGAGAGATCACCGGATCTGCCAACGGTCGACCATTATCATTCCAATATACACAAGCCGCCGGCTGTTTCGCAAGTTTTGCTATCCAATCTGGTAACGCTTGTTGTATGTCAAGCCACGTTGTCATTGTGTCACGACCATGCCCGTGATTGAGGCTTTCAGAACTCCGGTATCGATCAAAGGTGTCGATGATTCTTTACGGTCTTTGGTCTCTTGCGATATATCGGGATAAGACCAGCCTGAAACCATTCGTGCTTGGCAGTCTGCCGCGAACTTGGCCGCGAGTTGCCCTAGTACCGTCGCTGGATCCACACTCGCTACTATTGCGTTGCGGTAGTGTTCAATCGCGATCTTCCCCAAGTCTAGGTTGCGCGCGTCATACCAACCGCGGATAAAAGATCGCTCGATCTGCCCAAGTCCAAACTCGTGAATAGATGCAAGGTAAGCGATCGTGAAGCCGTCATCCTCGTGTGTCGCATTGCCCTTATCTAGTATCCCTACCCGAATCTCATGCTTCTGTTTGACGAACCTTTCGAACGCGTCAAGCCTCGTCCGATCTTCTCGGACGTGCGTGGTCATTGGAACCTATCACCACACGCTATGATTTGGTTCATCTCCGCAAGTCTCACCGAGTAGATAGAGGACGTGGCTTTGGCAAGCATCAACTGTGCGGCGCGACCGACGGGGCTCTCGGCGATCAATGCGGCGGCTTTGAGAAGCACCATATCGATGTCATCGTACATCCGACGAGCCTCCCGCAGGCACGCCACAACGTGCCCGCGGTGCTGCGATCCGAGCGCTACGAACTCGGGAAAACGCTCAATGAAGGCGTCGTAATCATCCACTGACAGCGATCCCTAGCGTCTTAGACGGGTCTAGTGATTTCTCTTGCGCCTTCGGAAGGCACCCTCCCTCGGTCACATAGAGCACGTCGCCTTTTGGCACCTTCACAAGCGTTAGAATCCGTTGCTCAACCATTTTCACGAGTGCAAGAAAGAATCTGCTACGCGCGGGTTTTCCCGTTGGATCAACTGTATCCATTAGCACAAATGGCCCCATTTCCTGCGTTATGCGACCTTCTATACCTGGAATAATGATCGGTGTACCCTTATTGGTGACAGTGAATGCATCAACAAGTTCGACAGTCTCAGTCTTGGTATCTTCGTTTGCTTTGGCCATAAAAATCCTATGTGTTAGAGGGCTTTGACACCCTCTAACACTCTAGCACACAATCGATAACGTGTTAGCAACCGTCGCCGTATGCGAGCCCTTGCGCTTGCTCGACGATAACGCCACTCGTGCGGAAAGTGGAAGGCACAAGCCCGCCCAAAGGCATCGGGTGGATCGGTTCGTCGCGGAACGGCCGCTCCCCAAACGTGAGCACATCTTGCCCCGAGCACATGCCTACCAAGCGATTGGTGCTGCCCGAACCAGCTCCGGTAAGATGCGAAACTTTGATGATGCGCCGAATCTCGGGGCGTCGATCTTGGGCTTCTTGAATTGCGGTACGGCGCGAATACGTGTTTACCACGCTGGCGGCTCGATCGTATTGAGTCGATGGGATCAATACTGTGTCGCCAGGCAGCCGTCCGTAGGATCCGTTGGTAACCGCGTCCGACATCGCGATGATATCAAGAACGATTTCCTCGTGCGTCGCAACAGCCCACGTCAAGCCACCGGCCGCTTTGGTTCCCAACGTCACGCTCGCAGGCCCACTCGACAGAGCTGCGAGACCTGGCAACCCGTACACCGTATCGCCCAAGAACGCTACGCGATCCAGGTACTGATCAACGATGTTGAAATTCGCTGCGCCAGCCATGACGCGCCAGTTGATGTTGTTTACTTCAAACTTGCCGAGTTGCTCGTTGGTAAATTCGAAGCCGATCGCGCCGGTGACAACCTTCGCACTAGACGGCGTTCCGTCGAATGTGGTGAGCGGGATACCTCCCGGCGAGGCTGATGAGATGATCTTGATCGAGCCCGTAGGCACGACTTCGAAGTTCTGAATAGCGTCAACAACATCGTTCAACGGAACGATCAAACCGCTCAGAACCTGTCGAAACACCGTGGGGCGGTATGTCGCAATGCGGTAGTTGAGAAGTTCTGTAAGTAGCTGCGCTCTAGTAATAGCCACGATCTATTTCTCCTATGTAGTGTGCGGGCTAGTTACGAGGCAGCCCGGAAGGGAAGATTGATCCGTACGAGCACGGGGCCCGCACCGGACGTTGTTTTTTCTACGACCGCGTTAGGCAGCAGCGCCGTTTCACTCGCAACCGCCGCGTTACGCAACACACCGAGCTCGGTTCCGCCAGTGCCCGTTGCGTAGCGACAGTACGGCTGCGTCCCGCGCGTATGAGCCGTCTCCGAATAGAGCCAAATACAGCCCTCCATAAGGACGTCAGCCATGTCGTTCGCTGCAAAATCCGTCGTCTGAGCGCTGGTTTTCGGCGCCAATGACGGATCGTACCTAAGCGCGCCAACTGCCGCCGCAACTTCAGCTGCGGTCGTTGGCACCTTCACGGTAAGATCTCCAGTACCTTGACACACGATCACACCACCGTTGACAGCAGCGTCGACTTTACGTGCATCGCTTCGATACCCACCTTGACCAGTCTGTCCGCGACGTGCAGTCGCAACAGTAGCATATACAGTCATTGTTACCTCTTAGTAAAGTGTTAGGATCAGTGTGATCGGTTTACTTCACAGGCTTGCCGACGTTGGCAAGGAATGAAGCATAATCGTTGCGAGCGCCGTCATCGCGTTTCTCACCGCCTGCCGGCTTGTTGTAGTCAATACCACTCGCAATTCTACCTTCCAGATAGGCCGCGATCGTAGTCTCACTGTCATTCGCATCGAAGCGCTTATTGCCATCAATCTTGGCGACTGCTGAGATCAACACATCACGACGGGGCTTCTTGGAGAAATCAAAACCGTCCTCCACCAAAGGGATCATCTTCGTGCGAAAGTCTAGTTCGTCCTTGACCTTCGCTTCGATCGCTTCGGGTGACGCGTCAGTGGTAAGCTTCTTCACCTGCTTATCGAGATCGTCAGCTCGCGCCGTTTCAGTCCCGATTTTCTTCTCCAGTTCGGTGACCTTCGCGGTCATGCTATCGGCACGATCGTTAGCTGTCTTAGTCTGCTTTTCAAGCAAAGAGACGTGCGTCTCACTGCCATACTCGACAGACACACCATCACACTGAATCATGCGCTTTGATACTTCTGACACTTCTTCTACTCCTTCGTCATTTGAGTCTGTTACGATCTCTTGATTCCCGTCTAGGCGCAGCTTCGCAGAGCGGCCCGCACGAGCAAATCCTTGTTTGCCGAAAGCGTTGTGGTTAGCAATGATGTTCCGTTGCACTGCGTCGTATCGTTCACCAGTGGGTGTCACACCGGGTGTAGGATCGAGATCCATCTCATATCCTAGGGAGTTCTCGACCAAATCGACGCCCAGTCTCGCGATGGCGTCAGCGTCGCTCACGAGCGCTTCGCCAGAGATCCACTCTTCGCCGTCGACCTTCACGTCGTGTTTCTTGCCTGACAGGACCGTGCCAATCGACGTTTCACGCCAGTTTTTGGGGTTGACCTGGCCCTTATGCCCTATCGTGATCGGCGCGCCCCTGAGTGACGCAAGCGTCCGCTCGCTGAACACTTCTTCCGGCGGTCGGTATTCACGACTGACCGATCCATCCTCTCGCACGTATGTTTGCACGCCCGTACGCGCGAACATGGCGTCAACGATTACTCCGCCCGAAGCGATGCGCTTGACGGTTGACAACGTGCCCGCGTCAAATCGTGTGTACCTAGCCACAAGGCCAGCGTGCCAGGTCGCGCGTCACGCTGCAATGGGATATTTCGGCAATACGGGCTCGGCTGTGCAACGACATTCGTAGTCTTCTCCAGGATTGCACTGTCGACCTGTGTATTCGTCAACGATCGGCGGTTGATCGTATCTATACAATCTACCGTTCAACACCCAATGATTAGATCTACTATTCGCCCATTTACCACCAGGTCTGCCGCGAACACGCTCATCTTCTGAGGTGCGCCAGATATACTCGCGTATACCGACGCTTTCATGCTTTGCTCGCGCAACTTGGGCATGTGCTTTGAGTGTTTGATCGCGAGCCCATAGCTCTGCTTGCTTCGAATCCTTCGCGACTGTCGACAGTTTGGCTGCTAAATCACTCGAGTGCAGGTTAGGGTTGGCTTGTATGATCTTTCCAACCTTTAGTGCAGTGTTTCGCGGAACTGACTCGATCAGTGCAATGTTGGTACGTCTGAACTCTGCTAACTGACGCAAACCGCCTGACAAGTAGTTGTTGACGTAAATCTTGGGAACTTGTGTCAACGTCGCGTTGACAGACTTGTCGATCGATCTGATCGCTCCGTCCAACTTGTTGAACAGTTTTTGCTTCAGAGGCCCGAGTCGCTCTTGAAACCACCTATGCGCGTCATCGATCCAACCATCGTTGCGCAACCTAAGCGCTTCGATCGCGACTTCGTATGAGAGATCAAATATCTCTTGATAGTATTCACTCAGCAGATCGATCGCTATTTGGGGGCATTCGCTTGACGGGATTGTTTGGATCCTCCCCGCTCTCAACGCTCTTGTTGGTTTCGTCGCTCGTGTCGGGCGGAATAGGCGGAACTGTTGGGTCATTTGTCAGGCTCTCGGGAGGTTCTTTCTTGATCCCTGGCACTTCTCTTTCACCCTTCGCAAGCAGATCTTCATATTCCTTGAGCAGATCTTCAGGGATCTCGAGATCGAGTGTCCCATCGTGCGCGCGCGAAACAAGGATCTGCAACGGGCTCACGACGTCCATTTTCCAAAGCTCTTGATCTGTCGCGAGTTTCTTGGCGCGATAGTCTGCCTTCTGAGTTGCCGAAAGAGTCCAGGGCGGGTTGAACTCAACCTTGCGTGCGTCACCCGCAATCGCCGAACAGATCACCGCAAGCTTCGGTGCGATTGATTTGGTTTGGTACGAGACTAGTTGGTCGTAGAACTGTTGCAGATCTGACTCCCCAGTAGCGTTCATGCCAGCTGGGGACATGCCAAACAGAATCGTTATTGGTGTTTTAGCTGCGCCGGCAACGCGCTTTGACATTGAATCTAGCAACGCCGGCAGGTCTGCAAATGATGTGTTTATGCGGGTTGCGTCCTCCCCTTGCGAGTCGAGAAATAACGTCTTGAACAACGACTTGCTCTGAGTCATTGCTGCGAATCGTTGTTTCTGAGCGACACCACCCTTGACACCTAGCGCGTTGATCAAACCTTGCATCTTCACGATCAAGATTGACGATTCCTTGATCAGTTGCGACGCGCCCTCCCAAGCGAACCCATAGTCGGCTAGCGTCGAATATACAGGATCTAGTACAGATACCCACGGTTCTACCCAAGTGCGATCTTTCTTGTACGACCCTTCACACGGTACCAACCTAGAGGCATGCACGCGAAGCCCTGCCCAAGGCTGCTTGATCACCTCGTAAATCTCGGGCTTGCCGTGTTCCTTGGAGTTCCGATCATTCACGTATGAGATGATCTTCAGATCCGACCATGCAAACACTAGGATCTGCCGCACACCCTCGCCAGGCTTAGCAGGTGACGCCACGTTGTCCGGACTCGTGCTGTTTGATCCCCGTGCCGCGGTATCTGGCAATAGGACGATGGCCGCCCCGCCTGCTGCGCGCCCCAACACCAAACCCGCGCGCAAGAGACCCTCAGGCTCAAATACGTCATAGTTGATCGCTTCGAAGGCGTCCTTCGTTGAGGTGTCGATCTCGCCCGACATACGCTTGACGACGAATCCCTCGCGAAGCGACATTTCAGGGATCCGCTGGACGATGGCCGCGGCTAGCCAATCTTGCTCGACCAGATCGAGCATCGACGAAACGGATACCTTCTGCTCCCGCAGGTAATAGGGTCGTTCAGCTGTGCCAAATCCCTTAGCTAACTCGAGAAAACCGTCAGCGCGCGCGTCCCGCGCGTCATACGATGGATCCATCTGCCCAGCGTAGCGCTGTGGACGCGTTCTCGCTAACCCAATTCAGATACGCGCTAAGACAGTCCGCGCGATCGTCTTTGCGCGCGAACGGGAACCCTACGATCTCCTGTATCCAACCGTCTTGCGGATCGTAAAGCCAATCGGTCTCTTGTGGTTCGTGCTCGTTCTTTTCCGGGATCAGTAACAGGCCCCCTTTGATCATAGTCGATCGAAGACCTAATCGGAACGACTTGTCAACGTGTAACGGTTCGAACTCCCTAGGTTCGATGATCGTCGTGTGGTGCTCCGAATTGTATGCACGAATGTCGTCACACAAGGCCGATCCGTTTGCTTTGGCTTCGACCAACATAAGGGATGCGTCCCGCCAATAGGGCAACTTTTGCGCGTCAATATAGGCCTCTTTGGCCATGGGGTAATTGAACATACCTCGTACCTCTGACACGAGATAGTGCCACCCATTGCCGAACGCAAACAAGTTGCCAACTACCATTGAATGAGATGACTTACTGCCTTTGAAATTGAGATCCCAAATGCCGACATATGTCAAAGCTCCCGGCAACTCACGATAGGTGCGCAACCAAGCGCGTTCGATGATCCCTCCAGTGTCAGGCGTAGGATTCTGTTCACACTGGGCATTGATGTTGCTGGGCGTGCCTAATGACTTCTCTAGATCTTTTACCGTCGCTTCGTCGAAGCGCGCTGGAAACAACAGCTCTCCCGGCTCTGTACGCTTGTCAAGCTTCGCACTCCAATCGCCTTTGATCCACAGTGCTTTTGGTGCGTAATGCATCGGCAGGCATAGATGCTCGAAGCCGTGATCTAGCAACTCGCCTGCGAGATCGTCCTTTGATACCCGCTGCATTGTGAGCAGAAAACGGAAGTTAGCCGGGTCAACGCGCCTGTTAGCTAGTGTTCCGTGGTACCACTCGATAGACCGCCTGTTAGCGACCGATCCTTTTGCACGCGCTTCGAGGGCTTTGACCGGATCGTCAACGCGTACCATGTCACCGTGCCAGCCGGTCCCCTTACCTTGCACAGTGATCGACAGGATCAGCCCGTTTCCCGTCGTCTGCAACGAACCCATTGCGCAGCCGTCAACTAACGATGTCTTTGGGTAACACTCTTGATACAACTGGCTTGAAACGATCTTGCTGACTTTCTCAGCGTCACGATGCATCAGTGTTAGGTCGTAGGAGCCTGCTAATTGCTTGTATCCCGGATCTTTCGACCAGATCCACGATGGGAACATCACTCCGGTCGTGAGACTCTTACCTAGGCCTGGCGCAATGTTAATCACACCGCGCTTGATCTGCCCGTAGTAAAGCGCTTCGAGAAACTCTGCGAGTGCGCCAAAGTGCCAATTGTCAACGAAGTCACGAGGCTCCACGACGTGCCAGAATTGGCGCATGAATTCGTGGAGCCCTCCGCGTGCAATGAGTTCCTTGACGCACTCAGCCTCACTGAATGAGTCTATATCAAGCAGATCAATCATGCTGCTTTTCGTTGCAGTGGCTCCAACGACAGATCACCTCTGTCAATACGCGACAGTCTTAGAGCTGTATACGCGGCCCACAATAGATTATTGTCGCAAGCGATCACCTTCCTGCCAGCCTTCACTGCAGCGGCAGCTATAGCACCAGAGCCACAGTACCAATCGCCTACCAGCTCCCCTGGATCGGTGAACTTGTTGATCAGTTGATCACACAATTCTCCTGGTTTCTGTGTGGGGTGTCTTTTGATCGCTCGGTCGCGATTCGAAAACACTACGTTGTCGCAATAGGTCTCGTCGAAATCCTCCAACGGCCCATCCCACCACGCATGGGAGCCGCGCCCGTGCCAGCGCATGGCAAGCCCTCGCGCGTGCGCGACCGCGATCCCCTCGCACGAGTTGCCTGGGCAATTACCCGACATCTGAGGTGCGGCCTGTCCTTTGCGCCAGATCCACGAGCGAACGTAGTGACCGCCGGCCTTGCGAAATCCTCCCGCTTCTTGCTCGTATAGCCCGAACTGTTCTAGCGCGCAGAAGTTCAACGTCCAACGACGTGTGATCGCGAGCTGCACGCGCCACGCCGTATACGAGACCATTGGGTCGAATCCCGGATCCCACTTACGCACCCCGTCCGAGTGCACCGACTGAATGTTGGCGTGCACGTGTCCAGTATACGGTGGATCGGTAATCGAGTGATCCACGCGCTTAGCAAAAGACATAGCTTCCGCGTCAGTCCCGTGGATCACGATACACGATCTCGACGAATAGAGGATCCTCACAGCTCAAGACCTTTGAGCTCTGTCAAACACTTGTAAATCAACTGAATCGCGTCTCGACAATCTTGCAACGCGCGGTGTGGTTTCGCACTGTCCTCGCGTTCAAGAACGGCCCCATACCCTCTCAAGATCTCCCGCAATGACGACACATTGATCGTCCTATAGTGGAATGCGTTGAAAGCCTCGGGGATATAGGCCTTCATGAAAGGCTTATCGAACGCCTCGACGTTGCTGCCACAGATAACAGCTTTCGCACCACCCCAAAAGATTCGAATGATCGCTGCAATCTCGCGCCCGATCTGTTCCTCGGTCTTGCCACGTCCTGTCCGGAGTTCGTCAAACAGTCCGTTCTTAGTGTGTGTCTCCTTACAGAAATCGTTGCATTTGTCGTAGACCCTATCCACATTCGGCGTAAGCACAAGTGAATGATACTCAAATAGTGTCTCTCGCATCTTCGGATCTGTTACGACGAACGCGACCTCGAGTATGTCATCATACTCCCATTTTAGACCTGTTGTTTCGATGTCAAGGAATCCGCGGTTGTCCGCGCACGGTGTGATCGGCATCCGGGCCACGTACCACATTCGCGCATATGTGTCAAGTGCCTAGCTTTGCTACGACCTTCTTGGCTGCCTGAACGATCCGCAGCTCGACTTCGGTTGCCTTGGATAAGTTGCGATCAACACCCGTGTCGATCGTTGACGCGACGAGCTCCTTATACTCGCACATGACCTTTAGCAGATCTGTGATCTCTTTAGGTTTGAGTACGTTGCACCCTGAGGGTTGCTCTAACACTTTCTGTAACAGGGCGTTGGCCTCGAGAGCCAACACACGCAACAACGGCTGAAATGACTTCGCGATCAGATCGCGAGGCTTACCAATCACACTCTCGTGATTGTCGTAAGCTAGCGCGCGCGTCGTCCAGTCGTACGTCTTGGCGATGTCGGCATGGGGTGCTGGCTTGCGTGGCTGATCTAGCAGCCACTTGGCGAAATACGCGTAGGCCCAGTCCGGTTCGTCAAAGCGTTGCCTCCAAGCTTCCGCCTGCGTGGGCCTGGGCACTAGTGCGAGAGTCATTTAGTGAGCATACCCCATAACTCGACAAATGCACCTTTAGCGCCCGCATATGCGATCGACATTGCGACGATCATCACTGAGATCCATTTACCAGGCCCGCTCAAGTGCAAGGGGCCGACGTCCAGTTTCGTGGAATCGGCCCCTATGATCTCGTTCCGAATCTGTTCGATCTCAGACTCGAGATTTCGCAGGTGTGCCTCTACTGCTGCCACCCTTGCCGATAGCGGCGCCTCTACCTCTTGCGGGACATGTTCGGACGGTTCTGTCATGATCGTCCTGCAATGCTAGCAGGTGTTGGCGCTCTTCCGCAAGCAGTCGAAAGATGACCGCATTCTGCCGTTGCAATTCTGCAACAGACAGTCCGACAGATCGCAACTCTGCAATCACAGCCTTATGGCGCTCAGCGTTACGGCGTTCGACCTCTTCAGGCGTCACGCGGTCACCGCTTCGATATCTCGCAGCAAACGCGCTAGATCGAAGTTGAACACGGTCTTACCTTCCCGATTGAAGAAGTCTTCGCTGATAACGGCGTAGCATTCGTCGCAATAGACCTCAGCGAAACGACGGGTGAACAATTGTGAATACCCCCACGTGATGCACGCGTTTGAATCACCCGAGATTAGGTGCGTGTAGACGCAATGCCCTCCCCACGAACCCGGCTTTCCGGCGCCAGTAATCGTGCGCACGTCCCAAACGTTCTGGTCTTGCGCGGTCAATGGCAACGAAAAACCGCAGTAGAGCCCCCCACATAGGAACGAGGCCGCCCGGCATTGCGCTGCGTTCCGTGGGTCCACTTCAGCGAACCCAATGATCTTGCGCCCACCGATGCCCAGCTTACGCCACGCTTTCAAAGCATCGAGCATATACGCTCCACGATCAGTGGACGGATCGCTAGGCGTGTAGCCTGTGTCACGTGAGTATGCGTCAAGGATCTGTTGATCCGTCAACGTTACCGCGCTGTCCTTCGTCAGTGACGTATGCACTTGGATCAAATGTCCGGCGGCCGCGTATACGCAATTACCGACGCGATCGTTGGCCATCATGCACCACGGATCTTGCATCGCAACCCCGTAGTCAATCTTTCGAGGGACTACTAGGTTCGTTACGTAGTTGCTCAGTTTTAGGTTCCTAGCGTCCTCACGCTTGGGGGCTTTGCCAAGTAATCCGATCATATTGCACCACATAGAATCGATTCGCACGCAGCAATTTGAGTCTTGTCTGTTGCCACTTCTAGGCACGAGAGATCGATCTCATACATTGGTTTGGTCATAATCACATCGAACTGGCAGTAACACTCATTGAGATCTGACGCCTCAGGGCAGCCCAATTCGCCAAGGTGTTTGCACAGCAAGCGAAGCCGACCGATATTCGGGTACTTTCCGACACACCCACACGATGCCTGCAGGCACGGCGCGCCGCCGCCAGCACCTGCCGCCGGAGGCAACGGTGGATCGACCAAGCCGCCCTCCCCCGAGCTGCCACCGAATCCCGTCCACCCTCCTTCCCCACCTGGCTCGGGTGGGTTAGGGGGTCTCGGATTCGGACCGCAACAGATGAGTACCACAGCACAAATCGCCCAAATCAGACCTAACATGTTTCGCATGACGACTAGGTTGACAGACAGTCAATCAACTGTCAACTCAACCCAGTGACGATCGTCGGGCTGTGCGATAGATTCATTTAGTGCGTTACGCCCATACCATCTGTAACGCCAGACGCCTCTCTGGTTGTCTGTGGCAACAAGTTTATACTGATACCACCCATCAACTACTAACATACTTGTAGACGCAACTAGCGTCTGTAGTCCGTCAGGGTCAATGAGTTCGAGATTCCACTCGATTGGAGCGGAACCGTCGAAGCGACTCTCGATATAGATCACATTGCGTGACGTGTATTGTCGATCCGGTTCGTAGCTCATTTGTGATCCCTAATTGTAACGCCAATGAACCCTGGCCTATGTCTGTATAGGATCTCTCCTACTGACGTAGTTGGCACTACACTTCGATAATAAGATCCTACGTACATGTATGCGGTGGCTTCCGCGCTAGCAGTACCTCGGCCGAACTGTACTAGCGTGGACAAGCCGACCGCCGAAGCATCCACGCTGGCGGCGCCGACCACAACGCACGCGGTTTCGTTCCCCAGTCGTGGGGAGCGCTCGACTGTGGCCGAGCCCGTCGCGATCAGTGAACTCCCGCCCGGGAAATACCCGGTCATCCCGAGCCCTACTACGTTGGCTGCGCCGATCGTCGCGACGGTGCCACTCCACGCCGTGGCGCTTGCCGTGGCGCTTGCCGCGCCCACAGCCGCCAACTGCGTGCACGCTACGAAATGCCCCGTCACTTGAGCGACCACGCCAACCGATTGCGAGACAGTCGCAATCGATTCAATCTGCGCCGTCACTGCGCCGGCGGCAGACGCCAAGCCGAAGGCCCCGAGCGACGTTAGACTGAGGCACTTGCCGTCTATGTTGGCAATCACGTTGACCGACGAGGACGCCAAAACGCCAGAAAGTACCGCAAATTGAGCGGTTGCCGATGCCTCCGCGCTCGAGCGCGTGCCCACGGGAGCGTCAGACAACCCGAGCACGACTCCGTCGCACGCAACGGAAGATCCACAACCTGCCCACGTCACCACGTTCGTTCGAGGTGCTGAGCTCGCGAGGATTGCTCCGAAAGCCCCTGCCGGCGTGTTCGACAATCCGTACGACGTCGCGCCCACGCTCGAGCCCACGCGCACGGGGGCCTCGGTTTCAGACGCCATCAGCACGGGCATTGATCCCAATGCCGCGCCGGACACTGCTGCGCTCGAAGCCAGTTCACACGACGGGGCCTTGCCGGCGGCGATGGCGCCGAACGCAATGCCGAGAGTGGTCAGACTGCACACCGCGGCACGGCCTACCAATACAGGCTCCGCTCCGGGTTCCTCGAGTACAGAAATGGTATAAAGCCCTCCATTTGTGAGGGCCAGCTCTTGATCGAGCACACACAAGCCAGTGCCAAATCCAAACCCTCCGAGGCCGTAACAGTCCGTTACAGACCCAACGTTGGACGACCAAGCCCCACCCTCCAAGTGCGCGACGATCAAGCTCGCACTGTAGTCGGACGCGATTACGAAGGCTTTGGTGGCGTCCGCATTGACTTCGAGGCATGCGAACGAATTCCGCGTTGGCATCGAGATCGTCGGAAACACGTTCGCCGTCAACGAACCGTCTGAATTGTAACGGTCGAAGTAGACGCAGCTGCCTGGGTTGTCCGCACTCGCGACACGGTAGATCGCGCCGTTCGCCGAACACATCATACCTACCGCGGCATTCGCAACAGACTCCGTTACGGTGCTGCCAACGCTCCAAGTAGTGCTGCCTGACGGTGTAAGCAATACCCGTCTCAACGGTTCGAGTGACAGTTCTGCGATCGCATAACCCCACATGCACACGATCCCTAACGTGCCTGCGAATTGTGCCAGTTGCACGCCATGATCGTGTTGGTTGACGATGCCAGTCGCGATCGTTGTGAACGCTACAGAGTCGTTCATTCCTACGACTTGCGTCTGCGAAGACACGTCGATAGGCCATTTGCCCATCTGCACTGTGGTGTTGGTCTCGGCCAGCTTTGCGAACACGATCCAGTGCGATCCGTTTTGGGCGACACACTCGCGGATATCGATCGTGGACTCGAGGTACCCGATCGGCCCGATCAGGATCTCAACATCTCGCGTCGCTCCGTTGATTTTGCCGTCGTTGCCGTGGCTGAGTGTCAGACGTCTGTAACGGATCTGCCCTGCGTTCGAGTCGACGTAAACTAGGTGGACTTTGCCGTCACTGCCTTGGATTGAACTCTTGACGTAATAGAACGGGTCCCAAATATCGAGCGCGACAGGGACCCATGTGTCGCCCGACCATGACGTGTACCCATACAGGCCGGCGCTCGAAGTCTTCGGCGTGCAAATGTGGCACAGCTGCCCGATCCCTCCCGAGGATGTGTCCTTGAACCCGTGCCGATTGCTGTTGAGATCGCGGAACGTCGCGATCGGTGGCATCCCGCCGCCGTTTGGTAACGCAGTCGAATTGCGCACCAGCACCGTTGCAGCTGAACCCCCTCCTGTCGAACCCCTCGCAGACAGTGCAGTGATCGCGCTCCCGACAACGGCCTTGCCTTCGATGCGCCCGCCATCAATGGTTGGGGTTGACAGTATGTCCGCTATCGTCGATTTCGCTACGACTGCGGCACCTTGGGCAGCCGCGCTCGAGATCGAGTTCAGCGAGAAATCCAGAGCTTGTGAGACGTTCGCAGACTGACTCCCTCGCGCGATCGTCTCGGCCAATGCTAGTGCAGACTTCGCGCTGGACGCCCCGCCAGTGGCTGCCTGAATGCTTTCGAGTTGCGTGCTTGCCGCACGTTGTACCAAAGGCGCGCCTGCACCCAACCCGCCCGAGAACGAGTAGCAGACCACGCCGCGTGCGACTTCGGTTCCACTCGACGTGATGATCGACAGCTGCGGTAGCGTGCCCGAGCCGTCATTGCTGATCGCGCGATAGCTCAACGATGCTGTTTTCCAACCGATCGTGAGTGCGCCAACGCCTACGGTGATCGCAGTCAGGTTGGCGATTCCGTACGTCGCTGCCAGATCTTGAACGAGTGTCGTCAGGTCGATCGTCGCGGCATCGCCACCCGAAACGAACGTGTAATCCACCTGGGCTGTGCGCCACGTACGCCCATAGGGACGCCCCGTTCCTGACGCCGTGAACGTCGCTGGCGTGGCCGACGCCTCGCAACGTATGCCTGCCGCCCCATTCGTGCCAGAGTCCCCGTACGCGGCAGGCAGACGGTCTAGCGTGAGAGTTGCGCTCGTGATGTCCGTTCCCGCCATCGCGGTCGCGATCGGGAAGCGAAACGCGACCAACGCGAACGTGCCTGCGTCGCCGTCGTCAAGGTAGCAACCATAGACGTCAGCAGGGCCCCAAATCTGCCCATCAGACGTGCCACTGCAACAGATGTTTGCGGTCGCAGTCGACGGAACGGCTAGGTTGTATGTCGCCACACGCTACTAGTACTCTCTCAGTGGGCCTTTTGCACGCACGTTTGCGATCACTTCGCTCGAGCACGTCTCACACCAAAGACCTCCGGTAGTTTCGTGGACCTTCTGATTTCTGTCCGCGAACGCAAAACCACAGCGCGCACACTCGCCCAAGGGATCCCCTTGTTTGACGTGCGCGCTCAGTGCTTTTGACTTGCTCGCGATCCGAGGCATTAGTCGATGTAGATCGCGCTCGAAGTGGTCAGCTGCGGTGTGTAGTTGTTGCCGATCTGGAAGCCGTCAAGGACCAGCATCAACGCGCAACCTGCGCTCGATGCCGTGATTGCGCCTCCACCTTGTGTCGCAGACAATGTGACGGTGTTAGCGTCTGCGGAGCTAACAACCCAGTAGACCGTGCCTTCCGTGAAGTTGCCGGGCAATGGGGCAGCGCCGATCTTGAGTAGACACACGCGGTCATTGACCGCCGCGCCATGCGCGGGTCCTTGAAGGGCCGTGCCTGCCAACATTGTGACGGGGATCGCAGTCGTGCCCGACTTGATAATCGCGCCCTGCTGCTCAATCTCGCCCGTGCCGCTCGAAGCCGAGCCGAATGCGACGAATGGGCAGTACTGGTTATTGCCGGTCGGGCTCGACGCAGGGAACTGCCGCTGTGAGGTCAGCGTCGTTGTGCCGTCTGCAGCCACAGTAAAGCCCGTGCTGCTGCGAGGGATCGCTACACGCGCATAGTTGGTGTAGCTTGCTTCGGACGAGCTCTGATTACCAGTACGACCTGGCAGAGCTGTATGAAGACTCGCATAGATGTTGGTGATCGGCGAGGATGCCGCGTTGTCAGCGATCCCTACCCATGCAGTCGCATTGAAGATCAACAACGATAATTTGTTACGTGAAGCGTTTGAAAACATGTGTGAACTCCCAATGCGAGGCAGACCCCTCGGGTAGTTCGGACCCTGGCAAAGTCCAGCCGGAGGCGCAAGGACTTTCGACACAGGGCACACAGCTGTCAGACACAGTGTGTTAGTTGACAGAGCTTGTGTGTCAGACAGATTGGGCTTGTAAACTTGTAACTCATACTAAGCCTCAAATTTGCGGCATTTCTTGATGTAAATCCAGCTTGGCGGGTTTAGCTTACAAGCAGACATGTCAAATCTAGGCCAAAAATGGCACTTTTCTAAAGGTGTCACGTCCGTCAACTAAGTCACTTTGCATTCTTGGGTACGGACCACCCCCCCTTTTTTGGGTACCTCTTACCCTTACTGTTTCCCATATGTTGTTTACTAAGAGACAAGTAGACAGAGATTAGCTAGATCAGGACAAATAATGCTGTGTCAAGCAGTCTGCGACAGATGTCAGCTAACAAGCTGTAAATGTTTCAACTCGCGGGCCGTCGGCTGTCTGTCTGTCAACGAAGCAGAAATGATAAGCAGAAACGAGACACTGTGCAAAATACCAACATCGCGTCTTAGTTGACACGGGGCGTCTGATCGTGTTAGTTGACAGAAATGGCGAGCGAGACTCGAAACACGAAATTAGGGCCAACGACCGGAAGGAAGTGTCACCGATACGGGGACCAGTATTCACCCCGAAAATATCTACGCATTGGCCCCGTGGAAGGTGCCATGTGCGCGGCGATCCTCGCCAGAGAGAAGGGCGACGCGAATACCTCGTGGATAATCCTGATCGGGCTCGAAGCCCTCCGCACTGGAGTTCGCCCACCCTACCAGGCGATCAGCTGGTATTCACCGAAGCAGGCCCCGTGTAAGTCGCCCTGGCCCGAGGTAGTCAGTTTCGTCCTGCCGAACGCCGTCCAGGCCGACGCGGACGCGCTCGCCGAAGCGCCGTGGCTAAAGTCGGAGACGGGACCCAAAATGTCCGTGACCACGCTCTACCGGATGGCCATTTGGGCTGCGTGGTATCGACTCGGGTGTCCGTTGCGCGGCGCGACAGCGCTACCCAAGACAGAGGTAGCTCTAGTGATTGATCAGATCGAACAGACTCGACAGGCCGTGCTGACCGCATTTGGTATTGCGCCTGACGCCTGATCTGATACTGTGCAGCAGCCGTGAGCTTGACGGCACCTTTGGATCTAGATCCACAGTGACGTCATTAGGCTCAAAACAAGACCTTGCTAGTGCAAACTGGCGAGGTCTTTTGGCATTTGACACACCACACGCGACGTAGTAGGGTCCGATCACCGCCAACTGCCACGTACGCGGACTGCGTGGGTTGACTCTTTGGCTTTACTGCGTTCCAGCGCAGGCCGTCCGGTGATATCGCTGGTTGTTCTTTCACTGATACAGACAGAAAAGGGCCTCGTAGCAGCAACTACGGGGCCCTTGCTAATTTGTGCCGCCGGTGGTAGAGATCGGGTGCGTATCGTCCCGTCTGACCTCGCGACGTTTCGTGACCATCCGTCTGGTGTCCTTGATTGTTCGGCATGGCAAAGCCCCGGTAGTTGTCGCTACCGGGGCTTTGGCTATTCAGATTGTCAGACAGACGCAAGCGAAAACGTCAGACAACTTCAAACTTCAGCCACAAGAAACCGGCCAAAGTGTCAGGTTCAGTCCAACAGGGCCCACCACGGCCGCCAACGTTACGACTGTCGAGCACCTGAAGTGAATTCCCAGCTATACGCCACAAGGAACCATTTGAAGATCGCAACGTAATGGTTCGATCGTGGCGCATGAGATCGAGCGCTTCACCGGAGGTGTACTGCTTAGCTGGTGCCGCGTCCAACTTGGACTGCAGCGATTCGCACACACGTTCGAGGTTTTCTAGTCGGGTGTACAGTTGAGGCAACTCTGGATTGTCGACCATAGAGCACGTCCAATACTTTTGACCACATATTGGCCAGTAGGTAAACGATCAAGAAAATGAGTATGGCGTAGTCTGAACGATCCTTGACGAACGCGTGACGAGCCATCAGACACACCACGCACGGCCCTAGTAGGTCTAGCGCGATGATCACCAGCCGTTTCATACTGCCATGACCTCGACCGTGATCGACCGAGCGTAGTGTTCGTCGACACGACGCAGCCAATCGAGGATTATGTCGAGGGTTAGGTCGGATCTCTCATTATCAGAGGTGCAGGACCACAACCACTCACAATACACAGAGCTGACAATAGGTTTGCCAGTCGCGTATAGAGTGGGGTACTGATTTTTAGCGTAACCTTGTAGCGCATCCCATAGGATGGTGTCGTGGAATTTTACGCCACTTTCACGTGCGCGCTTTAGAACTTCATACCGGATCGCTGCAATCCGGTAGCCCTCATTTGTAGTGATCCAGAGCACGCGGCAATCTGACGGCGCTTCGTCGAACACTCGCCTGAAATCCACGTCAGTGAATTTGGCGGTAAAGGACCATTTGACTGTCTTAGTTGGTTGCATTGTTGTCTCCTATAGTTTGGTGTACGTCCTACGGTGGTGGCAGGTGCCACCTGGCATGTCTGTTATTTGATCGTTGATCGCGATGGCAGCTAGGTGGGTGAGCACCCACCCGATCACTGGCGGGTCGAAGTAGGGGCGGCTGTGGCAGCCAGGCGCGGACTCGATTCGGTAGGTGGCCGCTTCGAGGGCCGCCGCACGTGAGGGGTGCTTTGCACGCGCCGTGCGCTCGGCGTCACGTGCGGCGGTTGTGGGGATTGACTTCAGCGGGATTAGTTTTGGCATGTTGGTTGTGGCCCGCCCCTCGCGAGGCGGGCCCCTTTCCTAGTAAACTCGGGCCTCAAGTAGACGGGCTTGGTACTGGGTGATCTTGCCCGACTCGAAGGCGATATCGATCGCTCGGTACGCGGCATCCTTGGTGGCATACGAGCCGGCGCTGATCTTGCTGCTGATTCTGTCGAATGTCTTGGTCATCATGTTTGCTCCGTCTGACAAGGTAGATACTAGCAACTTGTCAGACAGACGCAAGCTATTTGTCAGACAATTTTCGGGTCGATGCTGTCAACACCCTGCCGGCCACATAGGCGATCACGAATGCGAATACGAACCACACTGAACAGACGTCGCACACCTCACGTGCGTGCAGCTCGTTGGCTACGACGCACACTGTGAGTGTGATCAGCACTGCAATGGCGAACAGAACGAATCCGAGTACTTGTCGCATAAACGCTCCTAACGCCCCAAGCCCGCCCCTTGGGAGGGTACGGGCCGGGGGCGCTCGGGGTCAGGTCAGAGCAACGTATGCCACTCGTCGCCCGATTCGATCTCTCGGATTCGGGCGTGGACGTCAGGGTCGTCTGAAGTGGTGAGACCGTCTGTCCACACTAGGTGCACTTCGCATCCAAATTCACGCTCGATCAGTGCTTTGAGGTTGCTTGTGTAGGTCTCGAGATCGTCACTGGTTGCGCCGTTTCCAATGGTCGTTACGTCTCTCGTGATCGTGATCGTTACTGTTTTCATGGTGTCCTCCGTCTGACCCCTCGACACTACCAGAATGTCAGACAGACGCAAGAGAGAACGTCAGACAATCAGTGGCGGATTAGCGCACGGACTGCGACGATCGCCCCGTCCTTCCTGATCGCGGTCGGGCCACTGTCCGGAGTGAACAGAACACCTTCTGTCAGGTAGGGGTGTTGATCTTTATAGGCCGCCGCGAACATTGTACTGACAATGTAGTGTGTGTCGACGCGTGCTATCAGTGTCGAATACTCGGGGTTGTCGTAGTCAGAATTGAGATACTGCTCGACGTGCTTTCGCCCGCCGAACCGATCGATCAGATCGATCCAGTAGTCCGAGAGACCATCACACCCAGCTTCCGCGGTGCAACCCTCGGGCACGCGTACGTGTATTAGGTACTCATGTCCGTCACTACGATCGCGGCACAGCACACGAGACACGCCCTCGGGTAGTGGCAGTAGTGGTAGTGTGGCTTTGCCGTAATTGACGCGGATGACCGGACACCCGTCGGGTAGCGTTCCGCAAGGGTTGGTGCGCATTTCAACGCGGGCAACGTGCCCGCTCGGGGGGTAGATGTGATCGACGTCGTGTTCGTCTCTGACTGTAACTGTGTGTGGTGTTAGATTGATCATAGGTCCTCTAACGCCCCAAGCCCCACCCCTTGGCGGGGGTGGGGCGGGGGGTGGGGCTTGGGGCGGTTGGCTACTCGAGTAGCCTAGCGATCGAGCGAACTTGTGCGACGAATTTGGGCGCGCGGGTCTCGAGGGTCCTGCGTGCTACCAGCACCTCGACGGTGCCGAGCTCGTTGCCGTCCGAATCGCAGACGACACGTTCGGCGCGGCTTGCGTGCCGCAAGGGCTCACGGGTTGTTGCAGTCTTGAGCTGGCCATTTAGTCCAACGAAACAAGTGATTAGGATGTCGGTCATGATGTCCTCTGTCTGACCCCTCGACAGTATCAGATTGTCAGACAGATTCAACCAAAAACGTCAGACAGATTACATTTCAGGCCGCGTGGTTGGTTCTACCACTTTTGCGCCCGTAGGTCACGCATAGATCAGAAACATCTTGCCGCAATGTGGGCACGAGTGGTGTGAGTAGTGATAGGGCTCGTGTCCGGGGCAATCCCGGATCGAACAGATCGTGCACTCCGGATCGGGGTGCGCGAGCAGGTCGCACACGATTTGCTTGATTTCGGCTTCAGTCAACTCCGTCGGTTTGGTTTCGTCGGTCATGTTGCTCTCCGTCTGAACCCTTGACGGTATCAGATTGTCTGACGCACGCAACCAGAATCGTCAGACAAATGCAAAAGACCCCTCGACCAAAAAGCCGAAGGGTCTCCAGTCAATAGAGATCAGTAGGTCGATACTTTGACCCAGACACCTTCAACGAACTTTTTGGCATCTAGACCTGCTTTGGGGGTAGACGCCTCGGGATCAGGGATCGCGGTCGCGTACCGCGTGTAAGAGGGCTCGCCCTTCGCAGCGTGCAGCGAGCAGTAAACGCTGAACTGCCCCCCGTCGTGACCGCCAGGGTTGACCGCAGGGGGGTACGTGTTTGCCCCTACGATCAGACCCAACAGCTCTAAATAGGGGTGCCTGCGAAACCCCACAAGCCCGCCATCCTTGACACCAACCCACACCCAATCAAGCATTCGACGATCTGTTGACGCGATCAGGCTACCATCGCCAAAACGGCCCACAGGCACGCCCGTGTTAGCTTGAATCGTTCCGAGCGCGTGACCTGAGTCACGCAGCTCAACTAATTTAGTTGACCGCACAAATAGTGCGAGAACCTTGCCTGTGTGATCTGTGAGGGCAGCAGCGTCACCCTTTGGTGCGTTAGCGAGAAAATCAGGCAAACGGTCCAAAGCTACCTTAGTCTTGCCGGACCCTGTTAGATAGTCCGCACCAAAAAGTTCAATGCTGCACATAGTGGCTAGATCATCCTCCACTAGTTGGCGATACCTCTCGGACAAGAGTTTGAACGACCCCCAGTCGTTCGAGTACTGATTCGCGAAATACGAAACCAGCACGGTTGGCGTGTTTTTAGTAATCCAAATGGCCCACTTCTTGTCACCGACGGAGTACACTGTAAAAGGGTGACTAACGAGGTACCCTTTGCGTTGTAGCCTCTCGAGCATCGCATAGCGCATGCAATGAAGCATTGCACCACCCGAGCCGGTCGTCGTCTGCAAGACGTTGGTGTCGGCTGTGACTGTTGCCAACCTAGCAACCAGCTTGTGTACGTGTTCTGTGCAGTTCATAGCATTTCTCCCGAGTCGATTGCTTTGAGCATCAATGCAACGTGGCCTGGCTGATTAACAACACAACAACGAGCGTCCGTGCCGTCACGGTGTTTGAATCGGATGACGCCAAACGAATCAGATCGGCACAAGAACCAGCCTTCCGCAGCCAAGGCCTTGGCGCCCAATTTTGGCGCAACACCGATGCGGTTCAGTCCGATCAACGTATTGATCGAGATCAGCAACTGCCGCGTCTTGTAGTCGCGCCGTTGACGCTCTACTAAAATCGCGCGCGCACCGTTGGGTGCTTCACGCACGATGCGATCGAGATCCAAAGGGTTCTCGGCCGTATCTCTGAATTTGTAAGACTCAATCATCTAGTGCCTTTCGAATACGCTCAAGTGCCGCGTGGTACTTGAGTCTTGTGTCTTGTAGGTCTGCCTCAATTATTACTAGCTCGGCTTCGAGAGCTTCGAAGGACTCCCTTGCAGCGACGAGCTCGTCGCGTAGGCTGTCGATCTTTCGCTCGACTGCGATCCGCCCACTACTATCACTCATGTCGGCCCCTTGTGTTGGCGATAGTACCTCGAACCGAGACCCGCCATTGTGCGAGGTTTCACTTTGGAGTATGACGGTGCCACATCGCTCACCAGGTTCGGCGCGACGGTTGTTTTGGAGTCGATCACAACTACACGAGCTTCCCCTTGCTGTTCAGCGACCCAGTTGATACCGCGACCGTCTGTCGAGTTCCTCACACACTCGAGAGCCCGTCGCTTGTGCTCGGGCGTTAGGTAGACGATCCGGTACTGCCTACGGATCTCGACGATCTTCTCACGATACTGCGGGGCTTTCGCCAACGATGCGTTTGCCAAAAGCTTTCTCCAAGAAGGCGAGTGTTAGAGGGTCAAGTTCGTCAGGTGTGTTGGCTACGATCTCGATCAGTAGCTTGTTACACGTGACCGCATAGTCTGTATCACGTACATAGCCCTTTGACAACTTGTTTGGTAGTACCCCGATCAACCAGTCACTGCGGTCAATCGCGTGCATATCGAGCTCTAGACCTAGCTCACGATCAGCCGGGTCACTGTCGTTCCACGTTTCGATCAGTGTAACCCAAGGGACGATCACTAACATTTGGTAGTGTTTCGTGAGCCACCCCGCCCACAACTTCGCGTTGGCTAGATCGTCACTGGCTCTCGCCAGGTACACGATCGGTTGTCGTTTCCTCTGTACTGGATCCACGTAGTTCCTTTCTCAGCTCACGACGTAGCGCGGCGATTATGATCGACGTGACACTAACGCCGCGTTGCTCGTGAGCCCTATTGAGGGCTGCGCCTAGGGATGCGGGTATTCGCCCTGCAATTCGTGTTGTGTGTCGCTCGCGAGGTTTGCAGCCTCGAGACTTGTCAGGCATGTGTGTTCCTTGTGGTGTAAATTGGCGTAGTCTACTAATGATGTGAACCCGATCCACCCCACACTGCGTACCCGGTACCACGCGACGGCGATTGTGTATTGTTCGCGAGGCGGCTGATCGGAGTCTGGGAAGATCCGGTAAGGATGTTGTGGTCGCATGTGCACCTCACATAGTCAGATCCCAATGCCCCAACAGCCCCAAAGCTACACGACGTGCAGCCACACGTTTACCCAAGTCATCCAACCTTAGCACAACCCTTGGGCGAGGTGTGTGCTTGACAACCTCGATACCCGCTGGGTTGTACCACCCAGCGCGGTCGTACTGGGGGATGCAATCGTCACCTTGACGTTCGATCGGCACTTTCCAAGTAACCAGACTACTCGGACACTCAGTTGGAACTCCCCAAGTATTCATAGTGCTCGCACCTTCAACATTCCGTGAGATTTGTACATTTGAAGCTTATCGGCGACCGTCAATTCGACGATCGTCTTGGTGATGCTCTCTTTACTGACGCCCAATTTGGTTGCACCGGCAACAACGTCATCGACTAGTGCGATGCCGCCGAAATTTGAGTGTCGTTCGATGATCGCCTTGATAGTCTCGATATTCATGCGTAAAGAGTCGTCCTTCGCGGGTAGAGGTGTTGTGTTGGTATGTCGTAGGCGCCATTGTAGACGCCAGTGTATATGATCCCTACTTCGCGCATCTTGCGTTGCGCGGTCGCGATCTGCTCATCAGTATCGATCGGAATCCTGTCGTGGTACCAAGGCCCGTCAATGATTACGAAGGCCATCGTCGTGAATCCACAGCGTGGTTAGTATCCTTGCTGGGCAGTCGAGGAAGTCATCGATTGACCAAATGCAGTGTATTCGGCTGATTGACGAGTAAGCGATCACCCGATCAGATCCGAGCCGGCGGATCTCGATCGTCGCGCTGTGGGCCTCTCGCAGGAACCAGATCCCCAACCAGAGGCCCACTAGATCGTATTTGGTCACGAGACTGACCACCCTTGCTCTGGCAAGCGGCGCAGTTCGTCGCAGGCCTCACCAAGCGTCTCGCGCCGGTACCCGTTACGGTCGCGGATTGAAGCGGAGCCCAGCTCGTAGGCCAGCACCACCACCATTTTCTCGTTACCCTTCGTCGCTTTGATTCTGATCGACTTGTCCATTTGATCCTCCGTCTGACCCCTCGACACTACCAGACTGTCAGACGGGCGCAACCAAAATCGTCAGACAAATGCAAAAACCCCCCGACCAATAAGCCGGAGGGTTTGAAGCGCAGGAAGAAATTCGTCAGGCGAAGATCTCGGGCGCGGCGGTCTCGAGAATTCCCATAACCAGATCGCTCACACTCGCCTTGCGCTGCTTGATTTTCGCGATCGACAACGCCTCGTGTTGCGAGGGCGTGAGTTTGATCACGATCGAGCACTTGTCATCCTTCTTCGCTTTGGTTTCGTTTTCTTCGGACATCTATTTGCTCCTAACAGTAAGTTCCACGCTAATCCCATGCGTCACGCCAGGGACCGGATCTTTCGCGGCTTTCACGGCCGCTTCGTTCAGTGACAGGTATGTAGCAGGCACACGAGACATGTCAACGCTTTCGATCGTTTTCACGAACCTTAGTGATACGTTTGGAGGTGTCGGGATATCGGGCCATTCCTCGCCCTGCAATCTAGCAGCCGTCAGGGTCTCGTGCAGCGGTGTCAAGAACGAGGTACATGCGGAGCGCCAACGTTTCTCGATAGCCCACGTCGCATCGGATGAAACGATCAAGCCAGCCACTGCTTGATCGATTTCGAGTTGCATCTGCTTCAGTGTGGCTGCGTACTTATTCTTGATACGATCTTCGACGTCTCGGATCTGAGCGTCTAGGGCTTTGGCTTTTAGTCGATACTCGGCCGCTCCAACGATGATCGGCAGGCCTTTCTCACACAAGTCTAGGTACTGTTCTCTCGTCAACATTTGCGATAACCCTCCAGTTTTGGGCCCAATAGGTACGCAGCCCACCCGATTCCAGCGGCTGATAGCTCGTCCCACTTGCGAGGGCCCTCCGACAACTGCACGGCTTCGTTGGGTGTCAGAAGGTGCTCAATGCGACGCAGGTGAACTAGCTTGTCCGACTGGGATCCGCTGAACAGCAAGCGCTTCCAAACCTCCACGGGCAGGGCGTAGCCACGGGCTTGTGTCGCGTCACAAATGCCCTTCAGGGTCATTCCAGCATCAAATGCCAGGGTGAGTATGGCACGCTTGTTTTTGGCGCCGTGGAGCCACTGCAACTCGGTTACCACCTTAGTGGGGTGTGGTACGCCGGCCACGAAGACTTGTATCGGTGGCAGGTCGTAAGAGTATTGACAGTAACTCCGTCTAATCGGTGGCAGGTCAGTACGTACGATGATCGTACCTGACGATCTGCCAGGGTCACACGCGAGTATGACGTCATTTCTTGGTAACATCTACAACCTTAGCGTGGATGATCAGACCGCTTTTTGATGCTAGCTTCAACTTCACACCTAACAGAGCTGCGCGTGCCAGATTTAGGTTGACCCGTTCAGTTACCGCACCTGTCACCGAAGTATGGGTGCCTACAGGTGTGTTGGCGGCCGTAAGACCTTCTAGCGACTCCTTAGCTGGATCATCTACTTCGTCTGGCAGTGCGCCCCCACATCTTGGGCAGTCGTCGTCGTATGCGTATTGTTTGCAACCTTTGCAGTAGTACATGTCCTGACCTCCAGAAGCATTAGGCATCTAGCACCGACTTTAGCTAGGTGCGACTTACCATCTTCGTCAATCGCGTCGATGCCTTGTGTCGCCACAGCGATCACATGACGTAGTAGACTCTTGAGGATCGCGTCGGGCGAACCTTCACGCCAGGTCGAACCCCTAGGATCTTGCAAAACACGGGCGACTTCGGTTACACCAACCCATGGCAGTTCTGTGTAGTCGATCTTCCCTGGCTTAGCGCCGTTCGGTAGGTTGATCCGCTCGACAACAACTCTGCACGGATCTTCTACCATGCTTCGATCGTCTAGAGTCAGCATTCTGTTGCAACGACCTAAACGCAACACGTTGCCGTGAATGCAACCCGAACAGGCTCCAGATTCGCAACCGTCGCAACACTCAGGCTTCATAGTGCCATACTCCTAATTTGCCATTCTTCTCAACGCGCTTGGCGCGCTTTGACCAACGATCCATCGCCACGGATTCCGCGCGGATTCGCACGTCCGGCAAGAGAGGCTTCGGGATCTCCGTCATGTTGTAGTGCAGCCGCTGATCAGCGTCGTCAACTAGCCGCCAGGGCACCTCGAATACGAACTCGTCGTGAACGAAGTTGGACATGAAGCACTCACCCAACGGAGATCTGTGCCCGTCACGCGTTCGCCCCGTCAACTGTTCGCGCATGAGTTCCCACCCGACTCTGCTTTCGATCATCGCGCCAAGGTGTTGGAATGCGTGGTTTGCCGCGGCAGAGTAGGTGCAATCAGAACGTGTAATGTTCGAGCCATAGCATTTGACTTGATACCGTTTCTGCGCATTCTGAGGGTAAAAGCGCCGGATCGCTCGCAAGTATTCCGCGCCGTCAGGGTTCGCCTTGGGGCCCCAATTATGTACTAGGTCGTGGCAAAACGCGTCGGTCAGATCGAGCTGATACCCTTGTTTTGCGTAGTATTTGAGCGTTTCTTCACCCATGCCGCCATGCCGGCCGAATTGGTACACCTTGCCACAGTTGCGTTGCAGGGCCGCCTCGAGATCTCCGTCCTTGTAGCGTTGGCGAAACACGTCGTAGGGCACGCCTGCGATCAAGCAACCAACCCGACTATGCAGATCGATTCCTGCGTTGATGTCGTCCGCCATGTGTCGCAGGTTCAACATCTTCACGATCTGTTGCGCGAGCGTGCACAGCTCCAAACCACTATGGTCTATCGCCAGGAAAACGTACCCCTCTCGAGGGATGATGCACTCACGGATCCCCATGAGTGAAGTGGCTTTTTTGCAGCCGCATTTGGGGCAGATCTTTTTGACGGCGTGGTAAACGCACCCGCAGTGATTACACCTCTTTGGCGAGTTGCGTCGGAAATTTTGGATGTTCGGTGCACTCGACGTAGTTCGGCCAGTACCAGCGATTCCCCACCGGGTGTGGATCGGGTAGTCCACGCCCGACGCAAGCATCGGCAAGTCCTTGTTCAAAACGCTGGCAGTTTCGCCGTATCTCGCGAAGTCTTCTAGGATCGGGTTGCCCGACTCCTCGAGTGTTGCGCGGTCCGTGCACACCTGGGGCGCGAAGGGTTTCTTGTGGATCCCTTGTTCAGCAGCCTTTTGGCGGTCTCGCTTCGACGCCGCCGATTCCTCTGTCATTGGCGGTGCGCCGTCGTACGCGTACGAGACCCACGCACGGATCGCTTTCATGTCTTTTGAGCCGTCGGGACGAAGGAACTTCCGGATCGTGAACTCGTGCCGCAACTGGTCGATCTCAGCCGACGTGACCTCAAACAGCTCATCGATCGAGATCGGATCCGAGCGCAGCCCCCGACACATGCAGATCTGCAGCCAAAACGCGCGCCGTGTGAGCTCTGACACGTCGGACCAGTGGATCTTACCAGTCGCCAGCCAACGCGCTTCTTGGCGACGGAACAAGCGCAACGTGGCTTCCGCGTCGCTCAACGAGTAGTCGACTTGTTCCTTTGAGTACGATGAGATTGGCAGGCCCCACAAGGGGCCAAACGAGAGCTGAGTCTCACCCTTATCGAGCGCCTGCATTCCGTAGCGCTGGCAACAGTAGGAGAGATTCAATGGCCCGCGCTTGTCGCCCTGATAGATCTCGGCAAGTCGCTCGATGATCATCGTGTCAACGATCCGACTCTCTTCTAGTGCCACCAGAACGTCATCCAACAGATCGTGATGCGCAACGAGACACGCCAGATCGTAGGCGATATTGTGCCCTCCGGACACGCCAGCGAGGGTGCGTTTTGCAACACAATGCACGTTGCGTGTTGGATCAAGCGTCGAGCAGATCTTTCCGGAACGATCGTTAGCCGTGGAGATGCAGACCGTTTTAGGGGCCATATAGCCCGGTCTCATCAACTCACTCTCTGTATCCCAGATGGTGATTGGTGTCTGAAAAATCATTGGCGCGCCGTCGGGCTTTCGCATCCCGAACCACCGTGAGGGCGGCTTGCACGTGGCATCACGAGCCGGCGCTAAGAATCACGCGAGTTGCCCGAATTGCTGATCGGTGACGGGCTTTCCTTCGTTGGTCAGTCTGCACGTTTGAACCATCCACAGCCGTGCTGGTCGTTGACGGTAGTACTCTTGAGCCGCAACACGCAAGATCTTATCGCGCGCAGCATCACCGTCGAATGAAGGATCATTAGGGTTTGCCCCAACAACGGCCGCGACGAACGCCCTAAGTTTCCCGAGGATGGCAGGTACCGCTTTCTTGTTCGAAGGCTCCAATGGCCAGTTGATCAAGTAGGTCGACCCCTGCCGCACTCCTGTGCACTGTGAATCCACGATCATGATCTCCGCCTGATACGCCGATCCAGATTGAAACCCTGGTGGCTTCAGTTTGAAGTCAACGAAATCAAACACACAACTACCCTCCGCGCCATCCTCGCGTTTATACGGGAAATAGGGTGTCTTGACCGAATAGTTGACGACCTTTGCGTCGTTCAGAGACGTTGGAGCGCCATAGTTCGGTTGCTGATCGTACTGCTGCCCGTACTGCTGCGGGGGTTGCTGCGGGGCACCCCACTGTTGCCGTTGCTGTGATTGCTGTAGGTATTGCTGCCCCTGCGGTGGGTAGTTGGGCGGCGGTGGTGGAGGTTGCTGCGGGGCACCCCACTGTTGCCGTTGCTGCGGTTGCTGTGGGTATTGCTGCCCCTGCGGTGGGTACTGTGGCGGCTGTTGCGGAGTTTGCTGCCCGTACTGTGTTTGATATGGCGGTTGTGGTCCGCCCGGTCCGAAATTAGCCATTGACTATTACCTATTGTTTCTTACTCTTGTTTCGAGCATATGCCCAACCTTCGCACTGCGTGCGATCGGGCCAGATCAACGTAGCAATTCTGAGTTTTTGGGGCAAGTGACTTTTCAGCTCCAGTGCCCCAGCAGTGTTGTAAGCACGCTCTAACGCCTCATAGTGCTCTCGGCACCCCACGAGATAGTCGAAGTAGACGGTGTGTTTCTTTTGACCCTCGCGATGAGTCCTACCGATCCACTGTTCGTTGACACCCGGCTGACTTGAGACAGTTGTCGCGAGGTTGCGATTGTACGCGTATTGCAGGTTTTTTCCTGTGTGGTTGGCTTGAATCGAAGCGATGATCGTCTTGTCCTTGACATCTTGGATCCGACGTCCGGCGTCGTCTAATCCCATCTCACCAAAGTAAGACCAACCTGATGCGTGCGCGATTGCCTTGCCGAACTCCGTCCGATGCGTCCAGATGATTCCACCATCTTTACCCCACTTGAGACAACGCTCCAAGGGCTGGTTCGAGATCCAAGTGCATACAGTGTTCGGTACGAACGAATCTCGGATTGCCACCCAATGCGCATGGGCATCTTCTAACCACGGAATACGGCCGTTGATGATCGCATTGAAGACTAACGCGACACTATCAAATTCATCACTGGTCGCGATCACTTCGCGAATGCCCATATAAAGGGATCTTCGCGCGTCAAGCCAGTCCTTTGGAGGCCTCGGATCGTGCCGGTAGTAAAACCCCAGTGAGAGCTCCCTTGCCACCCGATAGATTTCGAAGCTATCACCTAGCAACCATTCGTCAGGGCATTTACCCTCTTCACGTAACTCGGCCATTGCGCGATCGATCACCGAATCGAACTTGAGGTGCACGGGTTTGATTTCGAGAGCCGATTTGACGTAGGCTTCGGTCGAGATCAGCACGCCCGGCGTGAAGAATAATCGATTGCCGAACGCAATACTGGCCGCTTCATAGCTCGGGCACGGGCCAAGGTGCGGCTCAAGGATCGCGGGATTACCGCGTGTTCGATTGGTTGACTCTACGTTTTCGTCGAGCACGTCTGCCCATGTTTGCAACGTGTCGAGATCACGCGGTACGGGCGCGAACTGTTTCAGGGCCCAATTCAAATGGGGCCCGAATTTCATCAGTTCTTCTGACGGTGATCCCGATAGCCCAAACCACATTGTTTGCGGGGATTCGTGCATGAAGCGTGCAAAGCGTGTAGCGACTGTCGCGCCGCCTGGAAGCATGTTATTGAGCCACTGCATTTCATCACAAATGATCCCGTCTGGTCTGTAGCTCCACAGCTCCCGCGCATGATCTCGGTGACCGAGGTACTGATACGAAACGATCCGCAGGTTGGTCGGAATCCGCCAATGCACTCGCAGTCTGTCGTATTCGTCGTCTGCATCACCTGCCAAAGATCCCGGCACGACTAGTAGCGGCCGGCGTAACCTCATGACGAACGGGATAAGTCCGGCGGTAAGCGTCTTGCCACAACCCACCATCATGGATCCCCATAGACCTCGACGCGCTTGTGCAATCAGCAAAGCAACACCTTGCATGTCCCGCAACGTTTGGGTACCCCACGGTGTGCGACAGGCCGCGGTGTAATACTCCGCGGCCTGTCTCATACTACGTCGGTAGTCCCAAATAGGGAGCTCCGAGATTCGGGTCATTCTGCGGGTTCGAACGTGACAGTAGTCACGACGCGAAACGATTGCCCATTGATTTGCACAATGTCATTGCCGGCGGAAGATTTGCCCTTGCCGCGGCCGCGCCTGACCGGAGTCGATCCGTCACCCTCGCCAGCAGGGTTGATCTGTGGGTACTGCGGAGCTGCCTGCGGTGGGTAGTTGGGTGGTGGCTGCTGTTGGGGGTACTGCTGCGGTGGGGGGTACTGCGGAGCTGCCTGCGGTGGGTAGTTGGGTGGTGGCTGCTGTTGGGGGTAGTTGGGCGGAGGTTGCCCCTGGCCTTCCTGTTCGGCTCGAAGTTGCGCCAAAAGGGCTTCTGGATCTTGCGTAGCATTCATATGCATACTCCAATATACGGGCACGTTGTGTGATAGTCGAAACAAGCGCCCTTATTGGCGTATGTCTCGCGATTCACTAATGCAACCAGATCAACGTCTGGTCGAAATATACTCCGCACATAGTGGCGGTATTGAGTCATCATAGTGGCGGTCGGTGTCATTTCACGGTGAACGTGACTTGCGCAACGATCGATCGATATTTCCCGGATCAATGTGCGCTTGACAGGCCCGGCGTTCTTTGGATACCAAATCCAATCAAGCGCAGCAAGTGTGCTTTGATACTTGATGCATGAGTCGAGAGCATACAGCATGCCCTGATTGTTGTCGAGCAAACCTTTGCGATCCAGTGAGTATTTGTTCGTGTCACTGATGAACTTGTGATCGCCGGTATATGGCTCGTATGGGTGTTCAAAGTCTTTATACCCGCCCCAATTGATCCCATCGAAACGAAAGGCAAATGCCCGCTCAACCCATACGGTGCCGGGTCTCGGTAGCAGGTGGATCCCTCGCATCAACCAACGGCCCTCACGGCGGGTCTGGTCTGGCGCTATGCCGTATTTCAACCAGTTTTCAGCATAGTTATGCGCAACCTTGCCCTCTTCGGTTGCCTTGCTAGTACCCTTCGGAAGGTGTGCAATCGCGCGAAACGCCCACCGTCGAAAACACCTATGAGCTGTTGTGCACGCGCTTGTGGAGATCCCATCACGGGCTAAATGAGTACCCGGTATCTCGGGCCCACATGGAGAGTTTTGCACAATCGACTTCGTACCACAGCACACCATTTACGTCCACCCTGCCGATCGAAATACCTGCGAGAGCCCCAGCCACTACAGCCGTTGGTGGGATGTTGATCCGGCGCAACACCCGATCCCAATTAGTCAATACGCAATCGATCGGGACAAGCAAACGACCACCAGCACGCACGATCGAACGTCTGTCGAACTCGAGACCGTCTGCAAATGCCCTGACGAAAAACTCGCAGAGCTGGGCTCTCACACCGCCGCGCACGATCAGTCGATTGGCTAGATCTGTCGAGTCTTGCTGGACACCAAACCTACCGCACCATTGCACGGGGTGGTTGCGGACCAACCATAGGATGTGCTGCGCTAGGTGATCTTGGTCGATCCAATCACTGTCAATGAACGCGCGGCCGCCGATCGAATCGAGATATTCGCGCGATGCTTGCGTGGTGTGCAGTTCGAACAAGCGTTCGGCGAATGCCGGCGCGTCATCTCCCGAGAGTGCATCGTGCACGGTCAGCAAGGTGTGGCTGTTGGCGGCCAGCACCAGACGGATCGCGCCGTCTAGTGGTTGCTCCGCTCTATATTTGCGGTTGCTCGTGCGGTTCGTCGATTGAATCAGCTGCCGCAATTGCGCGATGGGCTCTCGACCCCTCGAGTCTTTTGGCAGGGATTCGTCTGACACGACGATCGGGCAGCATTCGACGGCACCGTTGAAATTCGACAGAGCCTGTTCAAGCGTGGGCGGGCTTGCCGTCGTCCAGATTCGCGCCAAGCCTCTCATCAACAACGACTTGCCGGCACTTCGAGCACCGATCATTACGAGCGCTGCAAGGGGTTTCGAAAGATCCGTTGCGAAGTGCAGCCAAGCAAGCAACTGTGGATGTTGAGGTCCTCCGAGGATTTCTAGCCACTTTGCAACTCGAGTGTCATAACGGGGCTCGAGATCGCGCAACGGGCAGACGGGGATTGTCAGACGGCTGTCGTGGAGCTCGATCGTCGGAACTTGAGCGATCATCGATCGGCGCACCTCCTTAATCGGCGTCGAATATCGCTCCAAAAGCTCGCTCCACGTGAGCAGGCGCATGGCGTCCTCGGTTGCAACGTACGTACTCACGGGCGCGGGCGCGAGCGCTACGCGCGCGACATTGACCAGGCTTTCACGGCTGCACTCTTGCACGCGAGGTTTGGGCCCACTCAGTACGTAGTAGCTTCGATCTGCCGCCAGAATCCAGCAACGATCTAGTTGCTCCCGTGTGACGCCGACCGTTTCGGCGATCTCTGAAACTTCAGGGATCGTGTAGGGTTCGTTGCGTGTTCCAGCGAAGTGCTGGGTGATGTCCGCTTGCCGGCGCGGAGCAATTACCGAGGTATCCCGTAGCTCCCCTACTCGTCGTCGGGCGTTGACGACTTTGGCTTCAAGCAATTCGCGTGTAAGAGCCCCGTCCGGATCCTCTTGCGCCATTATGTCAAGCGACTGGGCAAACACCTCGCCGATCGAACGCTCGTGCGCATCCGGGTAGGCCTCGACAATTTTCGAAGCCAACTGGAAGGCGATCGTGTCGCGCTCGCCCTTGCCGGCGAACGGGAGGCCTTTCAGCACCTTCTGCAATCGCGCGCCGAGATCCATCGTGGCTGGCGACTTCTGGTTTGCCCAACGATTTGCCAGCTTTTTGAGGATCTCGGGTGTCAGCTCGCGTGTGGCGTCCACGTTGGCAAAGACTTGTCGATATCCTTCCCCGATGTCCACCGGTCTCAGGAATTGGCCTCGGAAGCGCCGTATCAGGTACGGGCGCGATGGGTGGTGCGACGGGCGGTAGAAGCGCCTAGCCGGGTCGCAAACGTGGCTATCGGACCTTGGCGCGAATCTGGCGAAAGCGCGACGGTAGATCGACTTGTAGGAATCCCCCGGCACTGGCGCATCGAAAGGAATCCAAAAACGGGCCTTGTGCACACCGCGTGCCGGATCGTGGCTCCAAGTCGTGTGGAACAAGAACTCGAGGTTGGCCTTGCACAGCTCGCGCAAGGTGTACTCAATATCTGACAGATCGCCCGTGTCTACGTCGATTCCGATGGCCCCCACGTCGAGCACGTTGCTCGAATAGAAATGCGTACAACCCTGGCGATACTGGGCGAAATTGAACAGTGACGCACCCTCTTTGGTCGCGCAAGGGAGCACGTTTTTCTCGAGGAATTCGCACAAGCTCTCCCACGGGATCTGACACGTTTCGCAAGCACTGGCCTCGATGTCAGGAAAAAATGACGCATAGATCGGCCTTGACCCGTCGGCAGAGGGCCCGGATTGATCGGCTGGCATGGGTTGGTCAGGTTACCACAAGCGAGGGAATATCGGCACTTGCTTGCGGCAAAAATGAACCTGCGATCAAGGGTTTGGACGTCTGAACGGTGTTGGTGAATGAATTGCTCCAACAGATCGCGTCTACCGTAGGCCAGTTCTGCTCGTACTGGTAGATCAGTTGATCGCCGCCGTCACTGACGTGATTGCACGACGGGGTGTTGTAAGCGCGCCACGTATTGCCCCAATCGTCAGAGATGTACGTCCAACCGCCCATCAAACCAATCCCCGCGATAACATCGCGCGGCCAAGGTTGCGTCGCAATGATCGTGGTTCCAACGACTACGGCCGAGAGCAGCAAGCTGTGATTGGCGTTGTTGATGCTACTGTAGCTCGACGCCGCGAACACATTGCCTGCGTTGCGTAGCGTCCAGGTCGCCCCGTCCGGAGAGGTGTACACGTTGCCGTTCCGAAGCACTATCACGAATCCCCCGGCCCAACCAAACGTCGCAGGCACCCAGCCAACGAACACGGCAAAACGTGTGGCGTGACCCGTAGCTAGTAGTGTCGCGCTCGTCCACGTGCCGGTGGACGATCGGCGGTCAACCACGATTGGTTCGCCAGTATCCCCCGAGATTCGGCACCGAATAAACACACCGTTATGTGATGCGATCTTGATTGGAGTCTCACCAATGCTCGCGTTAGATACAGACTCTGCAGTGGTGTTGACCAACTCAAACTGCTTGCGGTAGATGTACGATCCGCAATGCAGATAGAAAGTCTTACTGTACGAATCTAAACAGTAGTCAACGTACGTAGCATTTGACGGCGCTGAAGTACTAGCCACACCTTGATAAGTGGTGGAAGCTTGTGCAGGGTACAGATTCGATCGGATCACCCAAACACTTTCGTTCTGGTAGATTTCGATCGATCTGTACGGATCCACCGGCACCATGTGCCCACAGTAAAGCCCCATGCATGTGTTGATCACGCGTGTTTTGCGCGTATCTGATATATTTTTGGCAGATCTAGATACCCCGTCCGGGAGCAACATCGCGTCGCGCGCAGCCATCAAATGCCGCGAATAGGTGTGTTGCAGGTAGTTGATGTGCTCGGGCGCGATGTTCGCTTGATCGGGGAAATGTCCTGTGTTGCTTACGCCGATAGGGGGCACCACCTTAGTCGGCTGCCCTACCGCACTACCTGAGAGGTAGTTCTCGACAGGGGACCAATCGCTCGGCAAGGGCGGAAACAGTGTAGATTTGATCATAGTCTGACCGTTAGGACCATTGGGTAAAGTCCGATCGTTGAAGGGTAGGGCATGCTCGTGTCCGGAACGAAGTACAGATCTATTGAGGTTCCTGGATCCACGCAGGCCTGTAGCACCGCTAAGTACAGCTTGCAAACCCTCATCGCCTGTAAAGCACTGCCACTAGGGTATGTCGATCGTGGTTGTCTGATCTGTAAATATTTGGGCGTGTACCTTACGATCGTCGCTGCTTGCGTGTCAAATAATAGAGAGTGGACTCTGATGAGTGTCTCAAAGTTGCCATTTGACGAATTTGCGAAGGCCCTTCCGATCACCAACTTCCGCAGCACTTCATCGTCTTGAGGCCTGCCAGGCTCTTTCACCAGCCGGGCAAGTATCTCAAGGTGCCGACGGTTCGCCGTCTCAACGTCGCGCTGCGTGTCAATAGCCGCGAACACGCCCTCGAGTTCGTCTGACTGCACAAGCCCGGCTGCAAACAGTGCGGCAATCCGCGGCTTGCCCTGAAAACTTGCAGGCAGCTTGAAAAGACCGTCAAGTAAGTGGCTCACGTGAAAGTCCAAATTCTGTAGTAGAGTTTCAAACCCGATTCGTTGCCTGAAGCATTGGTTACACCGAGCCTGATGTTCCCACCGGTGATCGTCGTCGTCAGGTTGCCCAAAGCCGGCAACGATCCTCCAAGGTAAATAGTAGTGACGCCATATTCTGTGTGTGTTACTTTAGACGTCTCACCGTCGCCATAGTAACAGATGTTGAATCTGCTGAGCCTATAACAAGACACGGACGCAGCTTTGATAATCCCGACACCTTCAATGAAGTGCTTCGCGTTCGGAGTCCCTGCGATGATCTCCGAATACAGAGGCGTTGTGGCTTCATAGATGCGCCACCCACCCCTATACAGCGTGTCAGTCCCCGGTTCTGATATGCCCAGTTCAGACGTTGATTTGTACTCGAAATTGATTGAGTCAGTGTCTGCTTTGACTACCGGTACCATGCCATTCTGTTCAATCACAGGCAGTGTCACACCGCCCATGTAAGCGAGACACATAGCCTCTAAACTTGTCGCGTCATAGCTCATGATATGCTCACAATCATACGTGAAGAATCCAATACGAGCACGTCCCGATTGCCTGCTTGCAAGGCCGAGATTGCCGTACGCGTAGTCCCTTGGATCCCGATCAGAGGCGTGTCGACATACTCGCAACCAGCGCGCAAGGCAGCGGCAATAATCGACGACGCATACAGCGGTTTGCGTGCGGCAGGCTGTGCATACTCTGCGACCAGTGCGGCCACTGTTTCCGCTGCGATGTTCCCATGTCCGACGAACTCAACCTCTACCGGCACCTGGTTGCACCTAGCGAAGTAGATTGTTTCAGTTTCATCACTGGCAGTCGTGACTACTGTTGAATAATCACCACATGTGCCGGTGCCCGGAGGCAGGTTCTTGTAGATTACATTGCAGATCTCCGCATTATTTGCCTGCGGCGTCACACCATCCCAGACGTTGACACGGATCGAATGTGGAGGGATCCCAAATTCCCACGAATCCTTGTTGTTGGTCTCAACGCTGCAAGAGATCACACCGGGGATTGCCGCGATGGCTGCTTGGATCCCATCAGCAGTAGTCGTCGCGGTTTGCCCGACCATCAACTCACCGCGTAACCTAAGAGCTTCGATCGATTCGACGTCATCACCTGGTTCGGCGTCGAGCAAATTGATCGCAGCCAACAAGCCGTCCAACTTGGTTGTGATGTTGGTCAGACTCTCTGCAGGTCCTTTAGCAAGAGAACTCGCGAGTGTGGAGATGAAGATCGCGGTCACGTATTGCGGAACGATCTCTCCGCCTGACATCGTGTGTGAAGCGATCTCGATCCAATCGCGATTGGTCCACGTGTTCGAGGTGTTGCCTTGCTCAGAGACGATGATCGATCCAGGCTCAATACGGGTGCCCGTAGGCCACTGCACGGTCAAGCGCATCGTCACCAGCCCCTTGTGCGGAGGATTGCGCCACGTGCCCGTTAGCTTACCGATCGAGACGACCGAGTAACCCGTTGCGTAGCGACGATCCATCCCGAAATATGAGGCTTCTGCTACCTCCCACAACTTGGCGAGTTCATCCGCAGTGCCGATCAATATTGCTCCAGCAACCTCGGCCTCGCTAAGTAACATGTTAGGCGAGATCTTGCCACGCACGAACGATTGCATTTCGGCAAGGATTACTTCGTAAGGTTTGCGAACGAAGCCTGAGTCTGTGATCCCATATGACGTCATAAGATGACCGTGTATTCACTGGTTGCTGTGTGCACTTTCATAGTCAGTGAGTAAGCGCGATTGCCGTTGTATCTGATCACCATATCACTAACACCTGTGACTTCTGGATCTTCGAGGCACACAGCGCGAACTAGTTCCCTCAGTCGGCCTTCGTTCATAGGTAGCCCAATCGTCTCATCGTAGGGGAAACCTACCTGACTGTATTCGTAGGATCCCCGTGCGATACCGAATATGACGATCAATCGTTGCCGAATGCGATCAACACCTTTGGCGATCAGCACGCTACGACCGTCTGCTGCCAGTGCCAGATCTCCTGCGATTTGGAAATTCATTCCGCCTCTAGTTTGGTTGTTGCCGCGCCTTGTCTCTGTAGGGCCAACGCAGCTGTTGGAACTCCCAAGCCCCCAAGTGCGGTTTCAATCGCGCCAGCCCAAGCTTCAAATTGGGCAGCTTTGCACAAGGGTTTCGTTGTCGCGGCTGCTAACGGCCCGGAACTGATCGTAACCTTGTCCGACTGCACGTTGACGTACGGACCGCCAATCGCTCCTAGTACTGCGCCAGACATTGACTCGAGGTTTGAATCTGTTGGCTGTTTCTCATGCCTCAGTCCAGGAAGAAAGATCGCATAGAGCCCGTGTGTTGCGAGCAACAAGGGTTTGCTAACAGAGCCCCCTACAAGCCATCCGGTGAAATCACGTTCAGAGAAGATCGCCAAGCCTCCGTCGCCACTAGCAATAGGCATGTGCAAGAACATCCCGCCAGCACCAAATTCGAAAATTGGCACGCCTGGGATCTCTGGCACTTCAGGGTCGGTTTGCGCGACCAGCTTGATCGAGCACGTGGATCCACCGCCGTACGACGTGACGATTGCAGGACACATCGTGTGTGTGCCGTCAAGGCTGCGTTGGATCGCTTGTCGAAGTATCGCGGCCCACGTTGTCACTTCAAGGTTCCTTCTGCATCAATCGTCCAGTCCGCGCCGTGAGTATCCCCATAGTGCCTGGTTTTCTCGAGTAGTGCCACCCCTGACACGTGAGCGCTCGCGAGCGTGACTGCGAGCCCTGGAAGCACCCCAGGCATGAGCCGGCACTGAAAAGTCACCTTGCTTTTTTGATCTCGCTGTGGCGAACCCACAAGCCCCGTTGACGCGCTCAGCAACGGCCCCGTACCTGCCGGCATCCCCGTCGGTCGAATCTGCAATGCGTCGTCAATCACGCAATACTCGTATCCGATCGATCTGCAGAAGTCGGCAAGCACCTCGGACGTCACGCCGTGCAACGCAATTGGTCTCGAGAGTGTAGGCCCGCCAAGAGAAAACAGCGGGCTGAATGTCGACAGGTTACCAGGCTTGATCCCCATATTGTCGACCAATGCCTGAACGACGTTGCGAATCAGTGTCCCCTTGGCGAACGATTTGGCTACCCTGCTGTTGACGATCTTCGAATCACCGTCACCGGCGGTAACCGTGGTGATCTTGTTGCCAGACTCGTCATCCTGCGATCCGGAGCCTCGCAAGACACCAAAAAACATGAGATCCAGAGCGGACCCATAGCCTGCCATGAAACGGACTGTCAACTCGCCGTTGGCAAGGTCCCTTCTATGATCGGGACTTAGGTTGTATATTGCAAACTCAGCCTTGTTCGGATCGTGAGTCTTTTCACGCTCGATCGAGAACGTCACGCGCAACGATTCTGGACCTATCGATCCATCACCTTTTGAGATCGATTCGATCTTGATCGAACCGATCTCAAGTCGCCACGATCTGCCAAATACGTTACTCATTGGTTGCGTTGTAGTAGAGCAGCTGTTCAACCCCTAGTGTCTGCACATCGGGTAACACATCCTCACCGCGTGTCTGGATCAGGGTTAGTGCGCCCGGAGGCCTCTTTGGATTCCACGTGCCATCCAACAAGTTGACGTAAGGGATGACCGTACATCCTTCAAGGATAGCAGACCCGTCGTCCGCGTACATGTTGAGTGTCCAACACTGTCTTACACGATTCCAGTTCAACTCGAGTCGATACTCGGAACCGTCGAGATCCTCCGTCAACGAATATGACGTGAGCGTGGATGTAGTGTCTAACAGGATTCGATAAAGGCTCATGACCCCAAAGCCATTTTGGTGAATGCTTCTAGCCCCTTCTTAGCCATCGTCTTTTTGCGGATTTCTTTCTCGTTGCCCTCCGCAGACTCTTTACCCGTCTTACCCTTTGATACAGGGGGCTTCAACGCTGCGGGCATAGGCAGTTTGGCGACTGCAGTGCTGACGATCTTCAGCTCACGGAACTCAATCGTAAAGGCCTCCGCGCCGTCACCCTCTGTTACCGCATAGGATCGAGACACTTTGATCATTCGCATTCCGATATACGTCGCGCCCTTGAGTGTTACTGTGCACTCATAGACGCCACGTTGCGCGTCAATCAGTGCCTTGTGTAACTCGTTGACGAAATCTCTCTTTTCGACGTCGTACGTCCAGATACGGGGCGCGTCTTGTGACAGACCCATGATCGAAGATACCGCGCCAGATACTGCGTTCGCGGCCATAGTCGTCAACAGTAGCAAGCCGTGCGGTTTGAAGTCTGATTGGCGTATTGGGACGTCCTTGATCGATCCTTGCTTCATGCGCTCTAGTGGAGTCTTAGACTGTACTAGATTCACGGTCAACGTGCGAGGTTGAACGATCACATGATCACTCGCCGGAGAGCCTCCCTCTATTGGAAATGTGGTCATCTCGATTGCATCTTCAACGTCGCAACCTAGCATGATGTCACAGCCGATCTCTAGTTTCGCACCCGCAGGCGATTTGCAAATGAGCCAGTCCACTATAGGCCTACTGCTTTCGCGGTCGCTTCACGATCAGACGTGAACGACTGATCAAGTTTGGTTCGGATGTTGTTCACTTCTTCCGCGCCTCCAGTGGTAGTCACTGTGAGTTTGCGCTGGTCGTTGATCGTCACAACCTTACCGGGACCTGACGTTACCGGAGCCGAGTTCGGGAAGCTCGGGAACTCGGGTGGCTTGGGCGGTGGGGCTGCATTGGTGAAGCTCGGGGGCGGCGATTGATCTCCTGGCATCCCGCCACCCATGCCAGAGATTCCAACTTTGGGGCCACCTGTGAAGATCTTCGGGAGCTTCGCGAGCGCTTCACTAATGCTGTCGATCAGCGCATTCCACTTGGCGCCAACCCAGTCGAACACACCACTGATCTGTTTGCCAACCCAGTCAAATGCTTTGCCGATCGACTCGGAGTTGCGCAACAACGCAGCCACCCATCTGTCCGATTCGTCGGAGTTGCGACTAAACGCGAGTCCTATCAACGATAATGTTCCTAGGAAGGCTTCCCCAAAGAACGATAGAACCCCTTTGCCTACCGTCGAGATTGTACCACCGAAGCGATCCCAAACGGCTTTGAGATCTTCCACTACCTGCTTGGCTTTATCAACCCCGACCAAGGATTCAAACACGTCACGTGTCACTGAATCCAGACCTCTGAACGTGCCGATCAGATCGTCTACTATCAGAGCGATCAACGCGAGCCCGGCCATCTTTAGCAAGAATGGGCCTGCTGTTGCATCTAGTGAGATCATCGCCGCACGCCAGCCACCGAATTTGACGATCGTACTAGCTAATACTGCGAGCAACTTACCCTTTAGGAATTGCGCGGCAAACACGCCTACCGTCAATTGCAGTAGCTGAGTCTGTTTGATCACTCCTATCATCGCCTTCTGTACCTTGAACATCGTTTCCGCTAACAACGTCCAGGCCGGCAGAAAGATCGACACAGCGGAGATCTTCAAAGTCTTGAACGCCCCGGCCATCTTGCGATTGGCCATGCCTATGCGTTCCGCATTGCGTCCAAATGACTCGGACATAGCAACGCCCGACGCGTCTATTTCCTCTCGCAACTTCGCGACGGCCTCTTTGCTATTCTCAAATGCCGGCAACAATGCAGTGCCTTGCATGCCGAGCAATTTTGAGGTCAGTGCGGTTCGTCGTGTGTCGTCCTCAAGTTCACCTAACGCGCCCGCCAATTGGTAGAACACGTCGATGGCTTTGGGTTTCGATCCCTTGTCGATGTTGATCCCTAACTCTTTGAACGCAGCTGATGCCGGTCCTTTTCCGGTTGTGGCCGCTGCTGTTAGGTTCTTAGTCAAAGTCAACAGGGGTCTTTGGAGCTTGTCGATCGTTATTCCGGCAGGTGCGACGAACTTAGAGATCTTCTGCAGATCTTCAAAGCCTACACCGACACGTTTCGCCAGACGGTAGGTCTGCTCTCCTACTTCGATTTGGGCTTCCGCGAAAGCCATCAACTTTACCGCCGCAAACGCGCCGACCCATTTGCCAACCATGCCGGCGATGGGTGCAAATGCGTGTTCCATCTTACCACCTGCCGCGGCTGCTTTCTCATGTTCTGCGGTGGCTTTCGCGACGGCGGCAGTCCAACCCGACATGCGTCCGACAGCCGATCCTAGTTTCTGCGCAGCAGTGGCAGCGGTCGTCGTGAAGCCTTGGGACAGATTGGCCACGTGCGTTTTTGCTGCGTCTACCGCGCCGTTGACACGCGCAAGAGTGCCCTGATCGAACGAGAAAACGAACGAGGCAAACAGTTGTCGAAGTGCGCCAGACTCAGCCATAGTTGAAACCTATCAGGCTATTCTTGCTGCTGCAACGCGTGAATCCTGTCGACGCGATCAAGTTCTCTGAACACTACTAGAGCCTCATACAGTTCTAGGAACGTCCAGCGATCCCTGATGTCCTCGTATGTGCTGCGGCACTTTGGGTGTGTCGCTAGGTACCAGACTTCCCAGCAGATCCAACTTGGAATGTTGACCCGAACAACGTCTTTACCTGACTCCAAATTGTTATCAGGCCATTTCCGTCTAAAAAATCGCCGAACTGGATCTCAGTGCATTTGATGATCCACGCAATCAACAGACCGTTGCGTCGCGCAAACACGTTACTAGCTTCGATAGACATTGCCGTATTCAGGACTACAACTTCGCACGACCCAACATAGGCACTATACAGATCGGGTAGTAACTCGGTCACTTCGAGTGCGCGCTTGATCAGATCGATCACTGGCGTGTCGTCGTTGAACTTTAGCTTCACGTTCGACAGATCTGATAGATCTACCATCCTTGTGAAGTCGTTGATCAAAGGCAAGATCGCGGACTTCAGTTGATGTGAGATCTTCAGTGCAGGAATCGGTTTGAGGGCGTTGAGTTTGAATCGAACGCCCTCAATCTCGAAGTAGACAGGCTCCCCGTGCGCGACTGGCTGGTTACTCATCCACTAGCTATGACACTTAGATAGCGTTTCCGCCACTAATTGCCGTAGCTGTGTTTCCGATACCGGTGAACGACCACGTTCGTTCCTTGCCCTCGGATCCCATCTCAGTCCCTGCGTGCTTCTTGGGCACGAGATACTGGAAGGCATACAATGTTGCGCCGTTGTTGTCCTTTAGAAGGAAAGGCCCGATCGCGGCACCTGCATCGTCGTTGGTATGCAGAGCAAACAGAGCGCTCATATACTCATTGTGCTTGCTGCCGTACATGAGAGTGATTTCCACATCCCATGTCGGATCGTTTACCAACACGATCGTGACGTGCCCGTCGGCCCCTACGATCGAGCGAGATACGTCACCGACCGGTGAGACCTTGACGAACGTCCCCTCCGCAAGACCGTCGGTCAAGGGCATCACACCAACCACGCACATTACCTGCTTTGCTGTATATAGTGAGGCACCCATGATTAGACTCCCATGCTTCCGACGACTTCGAGTGTTTGAACAGATCCTAGTGCAAAAAATTGGAACTTCACGCCGGGCATTTTGCGCGCGGCTCGGGTGGCCGCGGGAATGTCCACAGAACGAGGTACCGTGACCTTCCAGCCACGTTCCTTGTCCGCTGCGGGGGCAATCACGCCAGCGGATTCAGCGAGTGTCAGAACGCCACTGACAGCGTTCTGAACCATTGCTTCGCCGGCCGAATTGAACGGGATCGTTCGGGCGTTGGCGATCAGTGCGATCAAAGCCTCGTCGATACGAGCCACAACCCAATCGGCAAGCACTGTCAAATCGAGGTACCGACCCGACGCGGCCCAACCATCGTGCAACATGGGGATCCCGGCTTCATTGTAGTAGGAAATCCCGTGCTTCGCTGTGATGTAGGATTTCGCGGTCGCACTCCACGTATCCACGCGCGCGCCTGCGAGGGCTTTGCCGTGGATCGTCGCAACGTTCGGAGGCGCGATTGCGAGCAGCTGGCAGAGCGCTTGCGCGTCCGCACGACCCGCCCAGTCTCGAGTTGCCACGGTTCCGCTGCGGTGCAAGTGACTCGAGGAAGCGACCGACAATGCATCGAGCGATCCAGACGCAACCGCCGCGCTTGACGGGCACAGCCCCATGAACAATTTGCCGTTGGCTTCCGCGAAAGTTTGCGCAACAGCAAGCGCGCCGTCACTCGTACCTGTGATCAGCAGACCATACCAGTCGGAATCCTCCGCGTTGATTGCTGCAAGATCTGTACTGTAATCGGTCGTCGCTTCGGAGATCGTATTGATTAATGTCAGCCTCTCGCAAAACCCTCGGGTCTTGACTTTCGCGCCAGTCGAAGATGAAAGGACATTGATCACAGGGCCTGCGTACGTGCACACGAAATCCGCGTGCATGTCGATCATTTCAGAGAAACCTGCCGCTAGTGTTGTTGGTGTTGCGCCCGTTCTAGCGATCATTGAAAATGTTACAGGCTCCTTGGACCCTAGCTGCAACGTCACCCAATAAGTCCTACCTACCACGGCCTCAGTTACGGTCAACGAAAACCCATTAGCTACGGGCGTAGCACTGAGTTTGCCTACCTTGAGCGTGCTGACATGCGGGTTCATCGCAACGATCGCTTGCGCGATACAATAAATCTCATTGTCCACAGAGATTCCGTCGGACACCATCGACGTGAGTCCGTCGCTATCCGCGGAATATGTGCGAACGTCCGCGAAAGCTGTATGGTGTCCAGCGATCAGTACCGTGCCAAACCCTTTGACTTTGGGTGTCGCGTCGGAAATCACCAGCTGTGTTGTAACTACAGTCATACTGTCAAATCCTTTGATGTAATTGCGATGCTGTCTGGATCTACCGTGCCAGACCTCTCGATTGTGTTGAATTCGCCCAAAGACTCGTCGCGATCAATGTCCTGGAAGTGTGCTGTCAAGAACAGATCGAACGTCCTAGCATGTATCGTTGACTGGCCTGACTCATACGAAACATTCTGCACGTCGCTTGGCATCTTGATTGTATAACACCCGCACATGCAGAATGTTTCGTATG